GGTCCACTCAATGGAAACCCGGCAGACGTGTTCTTTGGTTGTGCATCTATAAAACGACAATCATCACGCCCGCACAAAGCTTCCATAGGAGTCAAAGGACGCAACTCACCACGTATCATTCCTTCAAATTCCGGATCAGAAAACACATCATACAATGCGCCTTGATAATCCACAACAGCACGATCCACCAACGATGGTGGAATACCGGCACTAGGATTAGCAGAATATTTGAGAGACTCCTGCCACATACGACGCGACTGAAATTGAGGTGGTCCCCAATTGTTTTCAGCTCCAGTATGTTTAGTTACAAGAGCAGAAATAGGAGTATCAACCACATTACTAGAAGTATGTGAAGAACGTTGGTGATTGGTTCCTAAATATTCAATACTACTTCCCTTGGGAAGATAGTGCAAAGGTGAGTGCGGATGAGGCTCTACACCTGTTAAGACTTGCTGATCATAAATGGTTTTTGGGAATTCCCCTCGAGAAGTCGAAGGAAATCCACTCTTCCATCTAAGACACAATTTCTTAGCAGCTTCAAGCTCATCAAAGGTAAGAATCAAACTCTTACCACGAGGAGTATTAGTAACTCCACGCAAATGAATTCCAGCAATACAAAACTTGGCAAATTTGGCAACTTGAACAGCCATACATAGTCCAGTAAATGTATTGTAAGGAGTGGTATAATCATAGCCAGGACCGCCTGACTCACTATTTTTAGTATAGCGCAAAAATACCATATCATTGCGTAACGATCCATCAGGATTGCGATACAACATAGTGGCAGAACCACTCGTCGTAAGCACCTTAGGAAATAGATGAGAGATATCTGCATGTACTCCACCCGAAGGAATGCAGAATAACGCCAAATCCTTGCCTTCAACAAAAGTCATCTGAGCAGTGCTCACATAACCCCTGAACGTAGAATTTAGGTTATCTGGGTTATCCCGAGTGACAAGAACCTTCATGTCCTTCCTATTGCGGAAAACATGAGCTGGTCCCAAAAACAGATTACCCCCAATGGCTAAAATATCACATTCTTGTTGAAAGTCATTCTCCACAAATTTAGCATGCATAAGGTTTTTGGCAACCTTCTGCACAATCTGTTCATGGGTCATGGTATCACAAGAGTGTTCAATTTCGATTTGTTCAATGACGGGAGTTGCCCAAGGATTAACCTCTGCATTGCGTTGCTCAATATCAGCAACACTTTCAGGTGCTAATGTAGCTTGGACAGACGACACAGTACGAAAAAGATTTACAAAGTTATATAAAATCTTGGCCGCAAAGCAAAATGAAAAGAAATACAACATTTTGCTGTGTCTCACCGATGCAAACAAATCTTGCGCAATATCACGGCGCGCTGCCAATTTGGCATATTGTACATCCCTCCACTTAGCAAGAGTACTATAATAATAGAATACTCCAGAAAACAAAGTAAAGAGGATAACAAATGGATGCAAAGACATACAAGAAAACAACAAGGTAAAGAAACACGTACAAAATAATGAAGTATTCCTCATTTGCTTTTCATAAGTAATAAAGTCTTTAGCATGCGCTGTCAAATAAGCAGCACGAACGACTCGGGAATCAAAAATACGAGCTGGAATAGAATCTACAATGGCAGATGTCTTATTTCCAATCAATTCCAATTGCGACTGTACTGAAGCAAAAGTTTCAGCAATAGAAGCTTGCTTTTCAGTAGCACATTCACAAATCTCCTGAGTCAAACGACAGTTGGGACAATAATGTCTTTCTGCAACAAAATTCACACTACGAGCTACCAAGCGTTGTTGGTTTTCTTGGTGAATCTTAGCAGCAGACGTGAGAATTTTCAACGTCTCATTGATAGAATAAGTATGACATACGCCTGGGCGCGAATCATAAGCTATCAAATGATTCTTATTCGCTCCAGAAGTTCCTCCATTATTCATCATGGGACGGAAAATCTCAATTTCCCAAAGATCATCAGTTAAGGATCCAATAGGATACTTTTGACGAACTTTTTCCGAGTCCAAACGTCCATCAATCATAGCAAACTCCTTTCTAACCTTTACGGTCAAATGGAAGTCTGCACGACGAATGATAGAAAATGGTTCAATAGAACCAGCACGGGCATGCGTTGCAAGGTCAGTATTACTGGTAGTGACCATAACTTTAGGAGCAATTTCAATGCGCCCCTTTTCATTAAGGTCAGCCTTGTTCGCATACGTTACCATGTTGTTATTGATGGCAATAAATCTTTCTACAGGGGATTGCTGTAAGAATTCTGTCTTGGTATTACCCATATCATCAAAGAAAACTCCAACAGTATCACTCTTCAAGGAAGAGTCAAATTTATCGGTTTCCTTTATGCTAGCAGTATAGCGCGGATCAGCGCTAGCTCCACAAGCATATAGACAATCAGCCATAATAACTTGAGCAACAGAAGATTTACCAACACCCGATTCTCCTTCAATGTAAACAGAGAAAGGAGCCTCACGCATATTACTATTCAATCTCTTAGAGTTGAATTCAGCGCGGTATTTGGTCAATGTCTCGAGACGTTTCTCAAAGACATTTTGCTGCCATGATCCCTTAGACGCCTTATAAGCGTCAGTAGCCATGGAGATAGTATCATCCAACAATCCTGAATATTCAGGTTCGGAAAATGTACGATCTTCTCCCTTAATCTTAACTACTTTATCATGAAGATTGAAGATGACGGCATGGGGATGTAGTTCAACCACTGCAAAATAGTGCTCATCGAATTCAGTAGCCTCTGTTGTCCCGAAAAACAAAGGAGACAAAGAGCCTTGTTTGAAACACTCATAACCACCCTCCAAAAACATGGTGGTGGTATCAATGAGTGCACTGATCAAATCAAGGGCACTAGCGTGTTTACGAAGAGTACCTACACGGAACAATTCAACTCCTCTAATAGACCATTTCAAATTGGTTACATTGCATAATCCAATAGATGCTGCAACAGTAATACAATCAGAAATCTTAGTAAAGAAAGGTGAATTGCGAATAGCAGTGAAAGATTCAGACAACTTTGGTAATTCCTTCAACCAATCTGCACCGGATCCTAAAGAGGAAGCAGATTGCTGTTCAAAGATATTAAAACCAAAGTGAGACTTAATCCATTCAATGGTATCAGTTTGACTCAAGATAGAGTCAGTAAGAGAACCATTAGTTAAGGCTCTAGTAGCTAAAACTAGTTGACTAGCAACTTGTAAGTTTGTTTTACATGCTGGTAAGCTCACGGCAAGAGCACCGAGAACTTCCAACACAGAAAACAATTGAGTAGTTTTACTTTCCAACTTCATGGAAAGTAAAGTAGTCTTAGCCTTGTCAATAACGGACGTTGACATTAACGAAGTAATATTAGCCTGATGAACGTACTTCTTGGGCTTACTACTTTTAT